ACTGGTCTTGGTGATTTTATACATTCTTTTAATATAAATATAAAATAAATACCGTTACCTACCAATATAATTTGTCTTAAAATATCACTAATTGAATCACTAGATATATATATTAAAAAAAATAAACTGAATATAACCTGATTATAAGGTTCATTATTAAATGGATATACAGTTGTATCTGAACTTACGACTTTATGATATATAACAAAACTTGTACTAGCACTACTGTCATTTAAATAAATATGGCAATCGACATTATTATTGTGTTCGTTAGCTAATGTATACCCTTTTACTATTGCTCTAGATGAATTATCTACAGTTAATACTGTAGTTAAATTAGTTGTTGATAATTCATAGCCTGCGTTTTTATATTGTATTGTCATGATATAAACCAACTGTAAGTATCGTTTTCATTTTTTAATTCTTGTTGATAAGATGTATTTAACTTATCTTTCATAGTCTGTAAAGATTGAGAAATCTGTCTTTGATTTTCTTCAGTATATACTGGTGTAGGTTCTGGAATAATTATATCTACTCTAGCCATGCAATCTTCCTCCGAATCCAGCTCCTCTAGCTGCTTCTGTTCCTGCAGCTCTGGCTTCATTTGATCTTCCACCCCCTTGTGAACCACCTGTATATTGCCCACCTCTTCGTTGATCTTGTGGTGTAGGAGTAGTTGATCCAAACTCACCTTTATTAATTCTATCTTGCAAATCTCTTCTTGATTCTCTTGCTATTGATTTTCCAAACTTATAATTATTAAATCTATTTCTAATACCACCTGCCAAAGCTCCAATACCAACACTAACAGGATTTAAACCTAGTCCAAAAACATTACCTAAATATTGTCCAAGTCCTAAAACTTGACCTAATTGCTCAACACCAATTTTCCTACCTATATAATCAATTCCTTGATTCTTAATTACATTACTTAAAACTTGTCTAGGTTTAGGTAAAACGACTTGGTCTGTTGTATTAAAATTTATTGGTTCATTAACCAATGGTGCAATACCTTGATTCATTTCATCATACATTGGTATATTATCTGGTTCCATTATCCTCTCATTCCGTCAGGTTGTATATCAGCTCTAAATGTACCGTATCTCCAGTTTTGTTCTGTAGATGTGTTTTCAATCTTTAAACTAGCAAATCTAGATCTTGCACGGGTATCTACTTTATCAGTGGAACTATTTACTGTAAATGGTCCTAAAGGAGATGAAGTTCCTGTGTCCGTAGGATAGTTTTTTAACCTAATGGTAATCTGTGCATTACCTTGTATTTGTTTAAAGTCTGGAACAAACCTTCTCATACTCATAAACATTTGACCATCGCCACCAACAGTTAAATCAAAATCTCCTGATTGAATAAATGCAGGTATAGCAGTTTTAACTCCTTCTGAATCCACTTGATCAATACCAGTTTCATGTGCATAATAAATTGTTGCACCATTAACGTTTGTTATACCTTGTATCGTTGGAAACGTAGGTATATTCGAAGATTGGTAATCTGTTGCATAAGGTACATCATATAATGAAGCGTCAACCCATGTAGTTCTCGCAAGTGATCCTGTTGTCCAGGTTCCGTTTTGATAATTGTAAGTTACACATCTATCTACTTGTGTGCTACCTGCTTTTGCATAAAACCAAGTAATCTCTTCATACAAATGATTTAAACCAGCATATACTTCTTCACTAGCATCATAATTAATTCCAAGATTATCTCCAGTAGTTTTAAATACAAAGTCTTCAACCAAACAAGGTAAAGCTTTTACAGTACCATCATACACAAAGAACCCACCCGACTCACCAATCCAATAAACAGCACCATTAACGTATTTTATAGAATGTTGTCCAATAGCTCCGCAGTTAGAACCTACTTGTCTTACACTGAATGTAAATGGTGGACCAACAAATTGAATTACATATGCAGAGGTATCAGTTAAAACAAATGTATAATCTTTACCTTTAACTGCTCCAACAATTTTTGTACCTGAGTCTAATCTAAAAGAACCTGCAGTATTAACTGATGTAGCTGTGTAATCTGTAATAGATTCTTGGTCTGAAAATCTTATAAATAATTTATCTTGTGAACCTGGAGATCCTATCGTTGTTTCAGTTCCAAACATCAATAAGTGCCTGTCTCTATCCGAGACTAATGACATTACTGATGCTGTTGGTGCACCTGAAATTACAGCTGCTCTAGTGTTAAGAGCATTTGACTCAAGAGTAATAGGGCTCCAAGAAAAGGATTTACCATTTTTAATTGTTGCAATTAATTGTTCTCCCCAATTATCTAACGACCATGATGCAGGATCAATTGTAAGTGTTTGTGATAAAGATGCTTCACCCCATGCGGTGTAATATTCACAACCTGCACCTGAAGAATGTGCTGATCTTGTTCCTGCAACATCTCTTGTTATACCTGTAAATGTGGTTGAGGTTGTTCCTGTGTAAGAAATAAATTCTGATCCAACTTTAAAAGTTCCTGTTGAAGGAAATCCTGTAGTCGAATCTACAGTTATGGTTGTACCTGTGCCTCCAGTACCGTTATTATCATCTAATAAAGCACCATCAAGAGTTGCAAAAACTTGTTGTCCACCACCCCAAAGTCCTGTTCCCCAACCAAAGCCATATGTTTGTGTTAGTGATCCTGGTTTGACATATGGGTTGACCGTAGCGGAACCACTTCCACTCACTGTCACATCCGCTGTGTCAGCCATTGTGATTGTGAAAGAATCAGAGTTGGGAACTGTAATAACTTGAAAAGTATTTGTTTCAAAATCATCTGCTACATACCCTGCACCAGTTGGTGGTGTAACAGATGTAAATGTAAATAAATCTCCTGGTTCTAATGTGTGTGCTGCTTTGTTTACTGTCACAGTTGCAGACCCGCTTGTAGTATCAAATGTACAACTTGTTAATGCTGTATCTAAAGGTGTAATATCATAGAAAGCACCTTCATAGTATATAACTAAAACTTTATTTGTGCCTATTGCAACATATCTTCTTCCGTCTAAATCAGCCCAAGCGAATTGTTCTCTAGCTGCACCAACTATTGTGTTGCTCAAAATTTGTGCCCAACCACCAATTTTTTCTGGTAGTCCGTATCTAAATCTTACAAAGTCACCATCTGTCCATTGACCTTCAGCACCGACTTCTGTAACTTGTTTATTAAATCCTGGTTGTATCTGTACATTTGTTAAAGGCATGGCAGTATTATACCATTTTAGAACTCTTTTATAAAGTTCTTAGTCTTTCGTAGGAATATGATTGCCTACATGCTCTTCAATATTTTGTTCAAATTGGCTTCTTTCAGCCACAGTAGCTGCTAAATTCATTAAATGAACTGAAAATCTTTTTATAGACTCAGCAGTCAAGCCGATTCCTTTATGTTTATTGATCATTTCTATTTCTTGTTTTGAAAATTGTATAAAACCATTTCCATTTTTATCTTGTAATATTTTCATAATTATATTCTCTCATCATTTTTATAATCCTTAAATTCACCGTTTTTATCTACATAATGAAAAAAAGCTTGCATGTGGTAGTCTCCATAAAAAGTTTCTCTCCAGTGCGCTACTTCACAACCTTTATAAAATACCGCATCTCCTTCTTCCAGATTATAGGCTTTACCGTCCATATATATAGGCCAACCTTTTTTATCTGTGTCAATAAAAGCAGAAACACTAATTTCACATGATGGTCTATCTTTGTGTTTTGGTAAATCTGCACCATATGTGTAACATCTCCAGAAGGAGTATGTTCCAGAGAGTTTTAAATTACTTTTTTGTTCAACTAAATGTTTTTTTTTAGATAAAAAATATTCAAACAATGGGTCTTTGTAAAAACGTGTTTCATAATTTTTCGTTTTTTCATCAAATGCTGTATCGTTATTTATATGGCTTATCTTACAATAATTTTTTAATATTTTAATTTCGTCTTTTGTAAAAAAATTTTTAATTAAAGCGTGTTTCATTATGCTAACCAAGATACAAGAGCGTATCTTTCTCCTTTAGTTACTTTTTCTACTGAATGGGGGAACATAAAACCTGATGGCCACATAACAAATTTACCAACTCCAGGCTTTATAATCATTTCTTTTTCATAGTTTTTAGCATTATGAAATACTAAATTTCCACCTTCATAGTC